CATGGTCATCTCCTGGCAGCACGGTGATTGGCATGCCGCGCAGCATCATCTGCGTTTCGGCTTGCTGACTCAGAGGCTGGCGCTGCCCGCCCTGGCCCTGAATTCTGAACAGTGTATTGTCCACGTCGATACCTTCGCCCAAGGCTTCCAGGGTCGTGCGCGCTAGTTCGCGGCGGCGCTCTGGGTCGTTCAAGTATTGCGGGTCATTGGCGAACAGCGCCCATCTGGTCTGGGCGATCTGACGCATGACCTCTTTGTTCGTATTGACCGTGTTGCCCTTGAAGTCAAACTCCACCCGGTCGCGCAAGGCCTTGGATGAGACCTTAGGTTTCTCAGTGCCGGTGACCGTAGAGAACATTGCTGGCGATCCGTGCTTGTGGTACAGCGTGTAAATCTGGTGCATCAGCTCTGCCCACCCACCCTTTTGGGCGGCCGTGATGAATGCGTCCACCTTCAGGTTGGCCTCGCTGAGCAGGGCCAAGGTGCCGCGTGCTGTGCGGGGCGAGTTTCGGACCTGAGAGTTGCCCGACGCCTGAGGGGACATCGTAAGACGGTCGGCAAACAGCAGCAAGGAGTCCATCGCTGAGAGGTTGGCCAGGGGCTGCTGGTTGAACCGGGGGAACAGCACGCCGTTCACGTCCGATACCGGGATACCTTGGCCGGGCTCCAGGCCCTTCATTATCTTCGGGTCCCCTGGAATAGACAGAGGCATGTAGAAGAAGAAAGGGTTATTGATCAGCTCCTGTGCGTCATTAACCTGATTCAGGATCGTGTTGACCTGGATATTGATCGGGGCCAACCATTCGCCCAGCGACTGCGAATAGTAGCGGTTGCTGATCGGGATGGCATGCAGTTCCGCGAACGGACGTCGCCCGTGCGGGAACACTTCCTCCAGGTACTGTGCCTTGACGATCTTGCGCAGACCGTGTGGCACCTGGTAAATCACTTCTGAGAAATTCCCTGTGCCCGTCACGTCGTCGCGGGCGTACACCTCGAAGATCAGCACCTTCTCAGACTCGTAGGGCTTGAGACCTGCGCGGGCTGCGCGCTGGCTGAACTCCCCAATTTGGCGATCCTTCTGGCGCTTCAAGCTTCTGTTGGTCGGTAACTCTTCTTGCTGGCGCTCAGTGCGGCCTCGTGCGCGCAAATTCTCCATGTCGTCTGCGGTGATGTTCCACCCTTCCTTTAGCACCTTCTGCTCAATCTCAGGGATCGTCAGCCAGTACTGCTGCACCACGCGCTCGGCACTTTGCAGGTCGGAAGCTCGGAAGGGAACGATCAAATCTTCATACTCGATCAGGTCCACCTCAACGTGGTCCTTGACGACGATGGGCCGGTAGGTGTACACCTCCAGCTCGTCTTGTAAGTCTGACGGGTGAAACTCAACTAGGATGTTAGCGTAGGGACGCCTGTCTTCCTCAAAGTCAATGAGGAAAGTCATGCCCTCCAGGGTCTGCTCTGTCCCAGCTTCCTTCAAGGCTGCCTCGCCGTCCTTGTCGCCCGTTTGTACGATGACCAGGCCGGTGAATAGCTCACCCAGAATCTCCACAGGTAGCTTGATGCGCGTTTCAGGAATCTCTTCGCCATTCAAGTCCTTGTCACCTGCGGCATGGAACTGGGTGACGTTGGTGATGTCCACGGTGTCGCGCTGCTCAAACACGTACACTGGCTTGAGTACTGAGACTCCATCCAGCAGGTGGTTCCTGATGTACGACTCAAACGTCCGGTAAAAGTTCGGGATGTCGTTGTCCAGAACCCAACTCATGTGGCGCTCGACTGCCTTGGTTGTCTGGGCATCGAACTCAAGAGGCACCCGCTTGGCGTGCGCGTGAGGGTCAGTGCCGAAGAAGGCGTTCATAATCTTGGGCACGAGAGACTCGATCTTCTCGGCCAGAACGTGCAGGTGCAGGTCCGACTGGCCTTTGAAGCGCAGCTTGCGTCTCCGGTTGCCGTAGTAGACGTTGCGCACAAACCGTACCTTCTCGATGGCACGGCGACGGTTCATAAAGTCTTGCTCGATGAGGCTCACCAGCTGCAAGCCGGTTGTGCGGGCCTCTTCGTCTGTTAGTACGATTGTGTGCGGCATTATGCAACCACCAGGTATCTGACGGACACGGTGTTCGTGGCGTCAGTGTTCTGAAAGTAAAGGGTCGTGATAGCCGACTCGAAAAGGAACAGCCCGTCCGCATCGATAAGTTCGGTGGACGAGTTCACCCCGATCTTGATCTGTTGGTCCGCCTGGACGATGAGGTGCTTGCCGGGCGTGTCCGCCCCAATGTCGCCCAGACTTGCTTGCTGGGGCGCGCCCATAGCGGCCGCCAGCGTTACGCGATCTCGGGCCTCCACTGTGTATTCCTCGCTCTGCGGCGCGAATATTTGATGGGCAATCTCAACCCCATTTTCGGTCAGAAGCAGCCGGGCAATAGCCTCGACTTCCAGAATATCAGCCATTAGTACATATCCTCGTAGCTTGGCACGGGACGCTTCAGGTCACTGCTGAAGATGCCGCGCTCATAGGGGTCTGGTTCATAGTTCTTTAGCTCTCGGGCCAAGCCAGCGTACTCCAGGTACGACTGGAAGACATACCGGATGCAGTCAATCATGTCGTCGTTGTGCTTCAGGTACGACTGGCGCTCTCCTTTGAGGTCGCGCTGCTTGCTAGAGTCCCACGTCTCGTAGGTAAAGCGCATGAAGTTTTGCTTCGTAACTGGGCAGGTGTTGAACACCATGAGCCTGGGTTCTGACCACTCGTTACGTATCGCCAGAGCGTCGTGAATCGCATCGTAGCCCGCCTGAGCATTCCGCTTGGGTGCTGGCAGGGTATGGATGCCCTCGCGCGCAAAGCGTGTCCACACGGACTCGCCACTGGTGCGCTCGTTCTCTTTGGACGAGGAGTCGATCAGCCTGGCCATGATAGGCTCGTTGCCCTCCAGCTCCTTGATGCGCTCTGCTACGTCAGCCACGGTGTGTAGGCTCTCGTCGTAGAGTTCGCGGTACACGTACCACTGGTTGTCTGGGTTCACCGCCGCCCACAGCACAGCTATGGGCTTGCGGGGGTGAGGGTCGATAATGCAGACGCGGGGCCACGTTACTGGAATGTCGAACGGTTCGATCCAGAACGGGGGCTCCGGCTTCCACTGCTTGTAGACGACACCAGTTAGGTGCATCCACTGGCCGCCCATACGAGCAGCAAGTTCATCTGGCCGCAGGTCATCACGTAAATTTTGGATATCTTCCAGCTCAACATGGCCGCCCTCTCCTTTGATGTTGTCGTACACACTGAAGCGGTAGGACTTCACCTTGCCGTCCGGGTCACCGGCGCGCGTTTCGATGATGTCTGCGATCCAGGGCTGACTGAGCGGAGTCAAGGTCATCCAGCAATGCCCGCTGTAATCCACCAGGCCACGCTTCAGCGCCACGTACTTCTTGTAGCCAAAGGGCTCGTCTCCCCAGAACCAGTGCCCACGCGTGCCCTCAAATGCCATGTCATCCTGGGTGTCGGCCATCAGGTAGATGACACTCCCGTTCTTCCAGTTGATCTCCGAGATGACGCCCTGAGCATTCTTCCGTACTGTGTACCAGCCGCGTGGTGCCCACTCGATCAGCTTCTCCCAGATGTTTTGCTTGATAGCCTGGGGAAAGTCCTGCGCAATGATGCGGCCTATATTGGGAACGGGAATCGGCTGACCATTCGACAACCGCACGATGTACAGCGGGTCGTCCTTGCTGAGCCACGGCCTATATCCCAATGAATGAGCCCATGCTTCCACGGCACCCACCACACTTTTCCCAGAACGGTTGTCACCCAAGACCAGGCGCACGTTAGCCTCTTGATCTTTGAAGAAGTCATTTTGTCCTTTCGAGCCCACCAACGGCTTGAAGGTTGTGATCTTCTGAGTAGTGTACACCGCGTCGATGGCTGTGAGCCTGCGGTATAAGTCCTCTAGGAGTTCTTTAGTCTGCTTCTGATCCATCCGTCTCCGTGTACTCTGCCGTCTGTAGTTGAGACAGCACGTCCTGCACATTGGTTACGAGTTCTTCGTTGTCGTCCGCAAAGGATATATGAAGGGCTGTGAGCTCCTTCATCTTGCCGCCGACCGCAGTGGCCAGGCCTTGGAGGTCACTGGGCATCAGCAGCACGCCGGACTGCTCGTCCTTCAGGAGAGCCTCCTCGTACCTTTGCACGACGGTGGCTTTGTCCATCATAATGCCACCTGCTGTCGCTTTCTCCACCAACGTGGGGCCGTAGCGCTTGTAGCCTGTGATCTCGCCGTCCTTATCGTACTGGGCGATCTGCCCCGAGTTTAAGTCCTCAGGTTTGATCGAGTCGAAGATCAGTTCGGCCCCGATCTGCAACTTCGTCGCCAGCTTGGAGGCCGCCTGGGAGCGCGCCAACTTCAGGTCGGTGCCCGCCTCTTCGGCTTGTTTGACGACCTTGAACACGGATGCGGGAGACATGTCGAGTCGCCGCGCCGCATCCGCCTTGTTGTTGCCGTTCAGGGCAAGAACCTGGTGAACTAGCTCCGCGTCCAGCGCAGTAAGTCTGCGGCGGTCGCCTTTCTTACGCCCCATACTCCGCGATCTCCTTGCTGAATACCTGGGCCTGTACCTGCGTCAGCGCCGTGTGGGTTGCGGCCACGATGCACTGGAGAGCCCACTGGTCAAAGGTCAGGTCTCCAGGGGTGTTGTAAAACGCTTGCTTCATTTGGTTATACATGTATGGGCTTACTGATAAGCTAATCTGCTCAGGCTCAGTGCCCAACATATTTGGGGCAGAGGCCTTGCTTTCCGGCTTGCAGGTGTTTGTTCCAGGCATTTGTGGTACCTTGTCATAAAGTGTCGGCTTCGACATTGGGTCTCCTATGCTGTAGTACTGTCAACGATCAGGCCGTAGTTGGCCAGTTTGGTTAAAAGGTCCGTCAGTGCGGCCCCACTTGCGCGCGAGCCTGTGACGGTTTGCTGAGCGACAGGGGCAGTGCTAAATAGCCCCAGAGTTGAACCGTTGTGGTCGATAGGTCCGTCGAAGTATGCGGTGCCGTCGATCTCCAGATCGCCTTCGGCGTAGATGTCGCCGTTGTTTGACGCGGGCGTCAGGTGCGTCGTCGAAACTGCGCTTGGATCGTTGCGCGCGGTGCTTGTCGCGAACAGGCTACCTTGACTAGCGAGCCAGTGTCCGCCATCTCCGCGATACGCCATTATCAAGTCTGCCGTGGGCACGCCTCCGCCCACAAGCCCGCGAGGTTTTGAAGATATGCCGGTAATCAGCGACATGCCTGAGCGCGTTACGATGAACGCCTCCAGCCCGGTTGCTGCCCCGGTGTACCCGAGGTCGCCTTGCGCGAAGCCCTGGTACGCCAGCATGATTCCTGACCCCGAGGCTGCTATGGCTGCGCG